CCGCCGCCAAACATGTCGACGAGACCACCCAGGGAAGAGAACATGCCCATCAGAAGTGGTCGATCAGACCCGGCACGGAGTAGAGCGGCATCGGCCGCGCCACCTTCATGTCGAAGAACGAGTCGAAGATCAGTTGAGCACCGTTCGCCGCAGCGCCGACAGCAAGGATCCGCGACAACGGCGGGTTGTCCTCAATGAACGTAGTGCCGAGCGCAGGCGTGGTGGTGAACTTCTGTGCGAGATGCCAAGCGTCCAGGGTACCCGCCGACGTGGACCGAAAAAGACCGGTAACTTGCGACGGCGAATACCGGTACTCAGCCCAGCGCTCCTGATACCCGAAAACACCATCATCACCGAGGCCCGTGCCGGTGCAGTAGATCTCCTTGTTGAGGACGGCCTGCTCGCCGAGCATGGCAAACGCCGGGAAGTAGAAGTCATAGCGGGTGCTCCGAGACCACATCTTGCGCAGGCCCTGCTGATAGGTCAGGTCAGCGCGAACCGAGACCATGCCGACGATGTAGCCGTGCTCCGTGAACGACTGCGTGAACCCGTGCCCGTGAGCGAGCATGGTGCCGATCGCGGCAAGGTTGCCGAGCGGCGTCGTCTGGCCCGTCTGCCCGGTGCCCGAGGTCTGGGCTACCGGGTTGAGAGTAATAGGCGCAGAACCGCCACCAAGGTACTCGGGTCGCTGAAGGCGAGCGTCAGGAGACACAACGCCAAAATGAGACCGGACAATTTCGGTATAGCGAGTACCACCGCGAGCATCACGCTCCAGAAGCTTCTGGATCTGGAACGATTGGCGGAGCTGGTTGATGGTGGCCGCCGTGGCGACGGAGAGGTCGGCATAGAGATTCGACGGATAGATGCCGAGGCCAGCGGCCGCGACGACACCGGAACTGTACTGCCCCGTGCCCGTGTTGACCGTCAGCGCACGGTCGGATCCGGGCGTGAGGTTGCCGGTGGCGGCCTCGCGGAACCGCCACGTCGAGGGGGCCACGCCGGTGACCTGGTCCGCAACAGACGTCTTAATGGGAGCCGCAGTACCCAGGGGAATAGACACCGAAGTGCCGCCCTTCTGAGGCCACGGAAGACACGAAGTGAAGTAGTCGTGTCGCTTGCCCCGCCGTAGAAGACCGAAGGTCGAAGTCGCATCGGGGCCGTCGCCCGTCGCCAGGCCGCCAGCCACCGAGGATTGAAGGTTTTCATCGCGAAACCACTCGTTGTAGATGCGCCAGTAGGCGCGGAACGGCAGAGCCGAGTGCGTGAAGGTCGCACCGCCGGTGACCTGGCCGACCGTGGGCAGGCCGAAGTAGTCAGCGAGAGAACCGACAGCGTAGCCGCTGGCCGGTGACGTCATCGTCGGGATGACGAACGAAATCGAGTCGCCTGGGTTGGCCTGCTCGCCCATGAACTTGACCCAGTTCGACCAGACCAGGCGGTTCGGCACGAAGAAGAAGAACGAGTCCAGATGGAGGTTGTCCATCACCGGGAAAATCGGAGTGGCCAGGCGAGCGAACGCCGTCATCCGAACGTTGAACGTGTCGCCTGGCAAAACCTCCTCGAGAAGAACCGGGATGAGGTACCCGGAATCGAACGTGGTCTTGTGGGTCTTCTGGATGTTGAAGGAAGCCCGCGGGATCTCAGCGCGCGGCACCATGGCGAACTGGTGCACGTCGACAGACTTGTTGCGATGCATCATGGTTGCTTCACGTCCTTTCCGCGTGCCAGCACGCGAGTGCCCTCAAGGGGCGTGGAGAAGACACCCGTCTCGTCGTCGAAGTCCGCCAAGTAGCGGAGCTCGAAGTCCTCGGGGTGAGCGTAGAACTGGTTGTCTGCAGCCGCCCGGTTGGTCTCGTCAGAGAACGAACGGACGCCGGCGCCGATGGCGGGAACGAAGATCGGTTGACCGAAGGCCTGGATAGCCGAATCGAAAACCGCGAGAACGCAACGCTTGCTCATAGATCCCTCTTCTGGTTTCGGATGCGCGCCAGGTTGACAGTCTCCCGCACGCGCCGGCGCTCATCCGTGTTGTCCGCGTGTGCAGCTCGCCCGCGCAGCTCGCGGGCGTGAGTGATTGGCTCAAGACCTAGCGGGTCCACCCGCTTCTTGAGCTTGTCGTAGAACTTGGGAGGCCGCTTGGTAATGCCGTTGGCCACCACGAAGTCGTGGGGATAAACGTCGCGGCCATATTGTTTGAACCAGGCGGAGCCGATGCCAGGTCGAAGACTCATGGCGTTGTATTCCGGCTTGCGCCTGGTGACGACGCCATCAGCGTCGATTGATTCATAGTGGGACTCGGCCTGGTCGCCGGTCACCTTACTCATGATGTATCGAGCGCAATAACCTGCTGTCTCGATTGTTAGGTCCTGGACTGAAGCCCGACCCATACCCCACAACGTAGTGAGCTCGTTGGATTCGAAGTAAACCGCACCAGAGGCCGAAGTACCTGCCCGAATACGATCAGAGAGAAAGGAATAACCGAAAATACAGGCGTGATAGTGAGGCCTCAAATTAAGCGGACCATACTCGCCCGACATGTAGAAGCGAATGTTGTGGGGGTGGAAACGCCTCCGTAGGCGTTTCATGAAGAGTTGGAAGTGCCGATGCACCAGGCTGCCATCGGCAGGAAGGTGCGCATCGTCGTAGGTGAGAGTGATGAAGCAGCTCGGGCTAGAAGTCTGGGCCTCGTGCATGCAGCGGAGCGCCCAGTCTGACGCTCGACGAGCGCGGCAGCCGGAGCATTGACCGCACGGAATCTCGATCGAGCCGATGTGATCATGACGACTGCGCTCCGAGAAAACCACCCCCTCCGTAGTCCGAAAACCTTGAAGGGGGCGATAGCACGTCACAGTCGGATCCCGCCGCGCATGGGAGCAGCGCGCAGGTTGACGCCCTTGGTCTTGCTGACGTTCTTCTTGAACGTCTTGGCAGACTTGTGCTTGTTGACGAAACGACGATGAGCCATAGCCACCTCTTGTAGGACCCGCGGGAAAGCCCCGCGGATCCATTGTGACACTGATAGTGTCACTGGGAACAGTTCAGTACGAGTTATAGAACTGTTCCGACGTCGCCAGAAGGCTCCTAGGCCTTCGAAGGCCCGTAGGGGTAGGTACCCCTTTAACCCCGAAAAAAAGCGGCCCGTAGGGGCCGTCGCTGCCCTGCACGGGCAGTTAAGTTTCCGTCTTGACGGAAGGCGGAGGAGGAGCCGGTGGAGCCGGTGGCTCCGGTGGAGCCGGATTGACCAGCCCGAGCTCGCGTGCCTCCGCCAGGTTGGACGAGTCATTCATGAACTCGTACAGCCGCTGCGGGCTGTTAGCGAAACGAGCGCGCAGAGCGCCGGGCAGCTCGTTGAAGGCGGTCTGCGCCGCCGTGACGATGTCTTGCGCCGTCTTGAAGTCGACGACCTGCGTGAAGTCGCCCGTGACCGGAAGACCAACGGTCTCCGGAAGGTCGTAGCCGAGGCCGAAGCGCTCGACGATGGTGTTGATGTCGCATTCCTCCTTGAATTGCTGCTGAGTCCTCGACTCGGCCTGGTCGATGGCCAGGCCAGCCTGGTCGGATGCTTCGTCCGGATCGTAGTTGCCGGGCGCGCGGAGAAAAGGTGCTTTCATGGTTACCAACCCCCTTCAGGTTCGTTACGAAATTTGCGCTTGGCCTTGGAATCCAGATCTTGGAGCCAACGCCAGGCGCCGCCTGCGGAACTCTCGACGGGACCACGAAGGACCCGGTCGATATAGTCGTAGCCGCCCTTCGTAATGGATTGCTTTGCAGCTTCCATGTGGGCGATCTTGGATTCGGAAACCCGCCGAGCCACATCGGCGGAGAAACCCCCCCCCTTATTCATGGCCTGAAAAACCGCGTGCTTGGTCGCGGAATCGGCAATGGTGCCGAGGATGGCTTGCTGAGTGTTGTCAGCGTCGGTCCGCATCTTCTTGGACGAATCCTCCAGGTTCTTGATGCGGGCGAGCTGCTCGGCCGTGTTGGCCTGGTTGGACATGGTCTCCGACTCCGCCTTGCGCGTGAGCGCGATGGTCTGGTTGATACCCGCCCGAGTAGCCAGGCGCTGCTCGAGCGCCTGCTGAGTCTGCGCACCTTGAAGTGCCGACGTGGACCCGATGGGAGCTTTGGGCTCCACGTGGGCCAGCGAGCCGGAAGGGGTGGAGGCCCCCCCTTGTGCGTACGCAAGCATGGGATTCAACCCGGCCGCTTGCATGTCCTTGACCGCCCGTTGATAGGCGGTGTTGCTCATCTCCTTCTGGAAGCCCATGGTCTCACGGGCAAGGTTGATGTTGGTCTGGTTGGCGGTGCCCTGGTCCGACCGCCCCTGCGCCCCGTCGAGAAAGCTGCCGACGAGAGTGCCAACACCCCCGCCGCCAAACATGTCGACGAGACCACCCAGGGAAGAGAACATGCCCATCAGAAGTGGTCGATCAGACCCGGCACGGAGTAGAGCGGCATCGGCCGCGCCACCTTCATGTCGAAGAACGAGTCGAAGATCAGTTGAGCACCGTTCGCCGCAGCGCCGACAGCAAGGATCCGCGACAACGGCGGGTTGTCCTCAATGAACGTAGTACCGAGCGCAGGCGTGGTGGTGAACTTCTGCGCAAGATGCCAAGCGTCCAGGGTACCCGCCGACGTGGACCGAAAAAGGCCGGTAACTTGCGACGGCGAGTACCGGTACTCAGCCCAGCGCTCCTGATACCCGAAAACACCATCATCACCGAGGCCCGTGCCGGTGCAGTAGATCTCCTTGTTGAGGACAGCCTGCTCACCGAGCATCGCGAACGCAGGGAAGTAGAAGTCATACCGAGTACTCCGAGACCACATCTTCCGAAGGCCCTGCTGGTACGTCAGGTCAGCGCGAACCGAGACCATGCCGATGATGTAGCCGTGCTCCGTGAACGACTGATGGAAACCATGGTTGTTTGCCACCATGGTACCGATCGCCGCCAGCGTGCCCAGTGGCGTCGTCTGGCCCGTCTGGCCAGTGCCCGAGTTCTGCGCGATCGGACTGATGTGAATGGGCGCGCTGCCGCCGCCCAAATACTCCGGACGTTGCAGACGAGCGTCCGGAGAGATGACGCCGAAGTGGCTCCGCACGATCTCGGTGTAACGAGTACCGCCTCGAGCATCACGCTCCAGAAGCTTCTGAATCTGGAACGACTGCCTCAGCTGGTTGATCGTCGCGGCCGTCGCCGTCGACAGATCCGCGTAGAGGTTCGTCGGGTACAGACCGTTGCCCTGCAACGTAACGGCCGTCGTCGTCTCCTGAGTACTACCGGAGTTCTGCCCTAGCGCGTTTGGACCCGCCGCAGGGACCGCGCCCGTCGCCGACCGACGCCACAGCAAAGGATGAGTAGCAGTACCTGTAAGCAGCTCGGGTCCCACCTTGACGGTCGCACTCGTACCCAATGGAAGTGAAACCGAGGTGCCGCCTTTCTGCGGCCACGGTAATGCGCTCGTGAAGTAGTCATGCCGCTTCCCGCGACGAAGAAGAGCGTAGTTGTTGGTCGCATCCGTGTCCCCTTTCGGGACAGCGACCGAGGCCTGCAGGTTCTGATCCCGGAACCACTCGTTCCAAATCAGATTATACGCCCGGAAATGAAGAGCGCTGACATTCACCTGCGCCGCCAGATCCACGTCGAGCGGAAGCCCGAAATAGTCACCGATCGTGCCAACACCCGAAATCGCCGTCTGCCCAATAGGCACAATCGGAATCGAGAAGTCCGTCGAGCTCGCCGGCGTCGCCTGCGCACCCTGGAACTTCTCCCAATTCTCCCAGACGAGGCGATTCGGGACGAAGAAGAAAAACGTCTCCATGAACATGTTGTCCATGAGAGGCTTGAGAGGCGTCGCCAGACGAGCGAACGCCGTCATCTTCAACTCGAACGTGTCCCCAGGCAGAGCCTCGTCGACGTAGAACGGGATCAAATACCCGGCGTCGAAGGTCGTCTTATAACCGAACGACCGATTGAACTGGCTGCGCTGAATCTCAGCGCGAGGCACCTCAGAGAACTTGTGCCCCATGACTGACGGGATCTTCATCGGGCGTTCTCCAGCATCGCCTTCGCCTGCACAAGCGTGACAATCGAGTCCATCACGCCATTCTCCAACTTACCCGTGGACGGGTCGAAAAACCCGACGTGATACAGCACGTAATCCCCGGGGAACATCGCAAACGAGTGCGACGGGTCAGACAACGCCGCCTGGACGGCGCGTATCGCGAGAGGCTTGGACTCCGCAAAGAACGGCCGCAAATAACCTTCGGCCTTGGAGTCGTACACCGTAAACGCCATGAGCTTCACAACGACCTCCTTTTGAGGGATAAACGAGCCTTGGCGACCTTCTCCTTCGAAATGAGACGCTCCTCCGTCGGCGTCTCGCCTGCGAGCTCACGCTCGCGTTTCACCAACCACGCCTCCAACGGCGATGCCTCCTCCAGGAGGCCATCATAGAACCTCGGGGGCTTCGCCTTAACACCCCTCGAGATCACCTCATCCGCAGGATACACGTCATTACCGAACTGCTCAAACCACGCCCTTCCGATGCCGGGCCTCCGACTCATCCGCCCGAACTCGGGCTCGAGCTCGACTATCTCCCCTGACGGGAGAACACGCTGGTAATGCTCTACAGCTAGGGGCCCGGTCACCTTCTTCGTGACATATCTCGCGACATAAGCCGCAGACTCGAAGGAAACCGAACCAATCAAAGTGCGACCGAACCCCCACATCGTCTCGAGCAAGCTCGACGTCCACTCCGGGTACTCTTTCCGTGATGAAACCCTCCGTTTGTCCGGGAAGTCGTACCCGAACAGCAACAGGTGATAATGGGGACGCATCGTCTGCTCCCCATACTCCCCACAACCAAAGAAACGCACCTTACGCGGCTCTATATACCGCCGCAAGCGCTTCATGAACTTCACCAGGTCCTGAGGGACCAAGCTCCCATCCTTAGGGAGCCATTCCTCGGCGTACGTCAGTGTCACCATACAATTCTCCTCGTGACACTTC